GCTGGCTAGCGTTCTTAATACCTAATACATCTAACATCTGGCGATGTAATTTTGGCATGTTGTAGATTTGTGGTGCTTGCTGGGCCAACTGCAATACAGCTTGATACTGCGTAATCTTTTGCGCCATTGTTGCAGCGTTTGGATCACTAACTGGTATCACATCAACGTTATCGTAGTCACTCTTCTTAGCAGAAGGTGCGCCAACAACTGGGTCATACGTATAGGTTTCTGGAGTGTAATCACGGATGATGTCTCGAAGTAACCGAAGCTCCTCTTTAAATGAGTAGTGGATGCGGGCTTGTACAGCGGACATTACTTTTAATGTACGCTCCAGAATTGCTAAGGTTGTTCCAACAGGTGCCTGTGCGCTCATGTCAGAGATTTGTAAGTCGGCTGCGCCAGCAAAGCGGCGGCCTTCTTCAATAATTTTATCCATCAACGCAGCCAATACTTGGCTTGGTTCTTTATATGGAAGGGGCAAGAAGTTGTCTCGCATTGTGCCAGCTGGCACATCTACGTCACGCCATTCGCCTGGGGCTATCGGTGTATCATCGCCTTTGACTCGCATCCCACGGGCCTTAAAGCCGCCTGGCAGATTTGATAATGACCCGGCATCAACGAGCTGACGGAGAATGGAAGTACCTGATTTAGCAAAAGCACCGATAAGATGAATAAGACCAAAGCAGTAGAAGCCAAAGCCGGGAATATAACCATAGTGTACAAAATGATTGCGCTTTTTCTTATGCTCATCTTCGGGTCTCCAGTTACGGCGAATAGCTAAAATCTTGCTAGACGCTTTATCAATAGTCACGATATATGGCAAAGCAATACCAGTTTGTTTACCGTCTTCTTCGTCTTCAAATCCAGGTAAATCTAAATCTACCTGCATCTCAAGAATCTTATAGCGATCATCCGTAGTGGCTCTAAAGCCTTGCTTCTCAGCAATCTTCTTTTCAACTTCGTCAAATGAATCTACAGGCTCGCCTAAATCAACATCCAACCAAAACCCTGCGTACTGAAGCTTCTTAACTTCGTTCTCGGTCTTACGCATAACGTGTGTAACACGTGGGCTTGATTCTAAATTAGCTGCGCCATAAGGAACAACCAAATCTTCCGCTGGTACAAACATTGAGACTTGACGTCCAATAGCTGGATCAAAATATACTTTTTTAAACGCATTACCAGAAAGACCTAAACCCCAAATCATGCGCTCATGTTCTGGGCGGAACTCTTTCATTTCTTCTGTAAGCTGATAGTTCATATCGTCTTGAACTCGCTCAGCAGCATCTTTTTTATCTTGCGTTTCTTTACCAATAATTACAGTCTTAACTGGGCCCGCCGCTGGAAACGTTTCCATAATAGTCTCGGCTTGAAAACGAACTAGCGTCTCAGATAGTAGTGGATGGTAGACGCCACATGCACCTTCCCATGGCTCTGCACGCTCTTCAATAGTCATGCCTAATAGCTGGATGCCGTCTACATAAGTCTGGATCCAGTCTTTACGGGAACTGATATCCTCTTCAAAATCACCAATTAGGTCGCTAGCTAGTGATCCCAATACGCCTTCATCTAAATATTCAGCAAGGTTATCATCAAAACCTTCTTCGTCGTCGCCCTTTTCCATGCGCATAATTGGCATACCATCAATGCCAAGCTCAACCGACTCTGGATCCTCAATAGTTATTTCTAACTCATGATCTGGGTTATTATCCATTTGGGCAATCCCATCTGGGGCTGAATATAGCGCTTTATCTATTGCCATAGTTATTTACCTATACGTTATAGTAGCCTTTGTTTCGGCTACTTTTAAATTCTCTGATCTCATCTGGCTCATCAGAATCGAGCGTAATAAACCCGCCCCTACGGAATCTTAACATTGCTTGGGTCATTGAGTCCACCAAGTCATCGTGCTCTCCGGACGGGAATGATGCAACTTCCTCTACCAACTCTTCAGCCCAGTGGGTCTGTGGTACCCAGACACGTCCACTTGCAAACAGGTCGGCACAAGCATTTAACCTGGCAATTTTATCACCGCTACCCTTGTGGGGGGAATATTCCTGAACTGGTATACCCATTTGCCGCAATTCAAATATCAATGGCGAACCAGAAGCTTTAGCTTCCACTATCAAACAATCAGGATTCCACTCTTTAAAATCTTCAAATGCTTTAGCTTTTAACTCTGGAAATTCCATACGTTGCTTAAATGAATTGAGCAAAATAATATTTGCCGCCATAACGCCCCGGGTATTAGCCTGATAGAACACGCCCCAAGTTGTGCAAGCGCAATAGTCAGAACGCTGGGTTTTTAAGAAAGCCGTATCCCAAGACTGAATAATAAACTCGCACATTGGCGGATCAGAGTGCTCCCATATTTGCCACCACTCCCGTTTGATAATAGCCGATACATCTGAGGTTGGCTGCTGCATATACTGCGCCATCCACTTGCCGCTAGGCAATTCAGTACGTAGTGCCTCTAACTCAGATAGTTTCCAGAACTGGGGCCAAAGAGGTTCGTTATCCGGCAATATTGCAGGAAATTCAATGACTTCCCACTGCTCACCGCTTCTATTTTGTGCTGCTTTAACTACTTGACCAGTCAAATCTTTCTTTGACCAACGGGTCATAACTATAATAATTGCGCCCCCAGGTTGCAAACGCTGACGAGGTCCTGAGGTGTACCACTCATAAGTCTTGTCATAGATCTCTGGGTTGTTTTCGCTTAAGGCCGCCTCTTGTTCCGAATGGGGGTCATCAATGATAAGGATATCTGCTCCCTTACCCGTAACAGCACCGCCCACACCGATAGCAAAATAGTCTCCGCCCTTGTTAGTTGCCCACCGGCCAGCTGCTTTGGAATCAGCTTGTAGTCCAACTCCTGGGAAAATTGACTTATAGACATCTGAATCGACCAAGTTCCTGACCTTCCTACCAAATCCCACGGCCAATTCAGCTGTATGTGAGGTTTGAATGACTTTTTTCTTTGGGAATTTACCCAAAAACCAAGCAGGTAATAAATAAGAAGCAAATTCAGATTTTGTATGCCGAGGAGGCATGTTAATAATAAGTCGTTTGATTTCGCCTCGAGCCACCCGCTCAAAAGCCTCTGCCATTTCTGCATGATGCGCTCCGTCAATGAAGTCAGGCCAGACCCTATGGACAAAATCCATAAATTTATCCTGACAATTTTCTTTTTGTACTGCGTCAACTGTGGTTTCTAGACGCTCTAGCCATACTCGCAGCTCTGCATCCGTCATTTTGTCGACGTTTTTTGCTAAAACTTTTAGATCGGCCGGCGTTAAATCAACCGTTGGCATCTTTTACCTCTTTAGCCTCTACGTCGGTGACGTTTTTTAGTTGGTCTAAGCGGGATTCGGTCTTTGTTTTAGCATTAATTTGGGTGGCAAGCATCAGTTGGTTGATGCGTTCTTTGATAGCGGCCTTTAATTCGTCGCTTGTTTGGTGCGTAACTGTAATTTCGCTGCGCTCGGTGAACAGATCGGAAGCTTTTCCTAGTAGTTCTAACGCTTTAAGAGCAACTTTGTTGTCTTCATCCCGAGAAATTTCCATCAATCTATTAACTACGATGGTTCTAACCTGTACTTTATCTGCAACTATTTGTTTTTCATAGTGATTTATATAGCCAGCAAGCTCCATAGCTACGCCAGGAATAGCTAATGCCTTCTCTTCTTGCTTAGGGTGCGTGTTTTTTTCTTCAGCAGGCTTAATTTTTTCAAACATTTCCTTAGCTTTAGCAGCTTCTTCTGGGGAAATATTGTCGTCCATACCCAATTCACGCAGAGCTAAAGCGGTGTTAGCTGCGATCTTTGCACGCATTTCATAGGTCTCGCCGTGTTGTGGGCTAGCTATGATTGGTATTTCTTTATCGAGGTTTGGCTCGACCGGTATTTGCATAATGCCTGGTTTGTGAGGTTGCAATGTGGGGAATATACCACAAAAAATATTATATGGGGGGTATGGTACCAAATAGATTTGATGCCGGGGGGTGTTCTGCAACACAGAATCTGCTAAGTAGAAATTAAATGCAATAGGGGTGGGGGTATAGCTGCGTTGTAATAACACAACGTTAATACTACGTATTACTTGAAAATAGTTTGTAATGTTATTGATGTTAAGAATGCGATTTAAAACTACGTAATATATTGTGCAGATTATTGTGTATATGAGTAGGTGGGGGACCCATTGCCATATCTTGGGGGTGCCACTCCCGTAGGGTCGACCTATGACTAAATTTTTACTTTGTCAAAACAGAGTTTGATTAACTAATCTATATCTACGAAGTGAAGAAAAATTTTTTAAAAAGCCGAGTTGCATTAAGCGAATCAATCCCTCATAATCCTGTATAGTTCCCACCTTTTCTGTGCCATTGTGCTATACTTTAATCATGGTGGAGATGACACTATTCACCTAATCCAATAACCTGTGTCGTGGAGATATATTATGGCTACTAAGCCTACTCAAGTATCACAAGAAGTTGTTGTTCAAGTTGTAGAAGCTCCTAAGGCTGAGTATGTTTTACAAATCAGCGAATCGCAACAAATCGACCAAGTTGTCGAATTGTTCAGTGATGGTGAAGCTACCATTTCTGAAGGTGATTACGGGATTCAGAAGTCTGCGTTAATACTCGGCAAAGTGCTAATGCCTGACGCAAGCGTTAAGCCCACATACGCTAAGTGGAATGTAATTCGTGCTACTTGGTTGCGTAAGTATATGGCTTTCAATTCTCATGCGTCTGAGGAGTCTGCTCAGAAAGCATGGGAACGCCAAGTCAAGCGGGTTCAGAAAGAAATGCCTGATGTTGTAAAACCATCAGCACCTACTAAAGCTGGTAAGAAAATGTCTGAAAAGCGTAAAGCTGAGGTTGAAATGCTCGGCAAGCTCGAAGATGACCAGCTTGTAGAATTGCTTGCGGCTTACAAAAATCAGGATAACTTCACCAAAGCTAATGCGGTAAAAGCCGAGATGAAGCGTCGTAATGCTGACAGCGAGTCCGAAGCTAAAGCCGAGCTAAAATCGGTGCGTGAGATGGTCATGAAGCAAGTCCGTCAAACTACTGATATTGAGCTATTGCGTGAAGTATCAGAAATGTTGCCACGCTTAGTTGAAAGTGCAATGTTGTAATCAATCGGGGGCGAAGTTTGCCCCCAATCTATTTTGGAGAATCAGATGAAATTAAACAGTAAAGAACGCAGAGTCATTTCACGCTATGCCAAAAGAATCCAGCACCTTATCAAAATCTAACCAAACCCGCTTAGGCGGGTTTTTTTGTTTCTATTTTTTCTAAGCTCTGCTTAGGAACGGTCATTTGTAACAACGCATTAGCCCACGAGCGAGATTCCCTCAATCGGCTCTGCGTATACGCAGAGTAACACATAGTTTTTCGGCTGTCAAGTGTTTAACATTTCGACCGAGTTGTCGCTTTGTTATTCAATGTTATTTATAATGTTATTGGTAAGTCCTTGATTTATAAAGAATGTTAAAATGTTAAAATGTTATTGGGATTACTTTGGCATTTTTTAATTTTTGCAGAGACGAAGACCCCCCTCGCATAGTGCAGGGAAATTTGCTGGCGGTGTGATTTTGAACTTTATATAACATTATAACATTACATATAAAAATCCCTACAGCCCAATAAATACAAGGCTTAGACAATGTTATTACGAAAATAACATTCAATAACATTTAATATCATTCCCACAAATAGCATAACATTTCCCACAAAAACCTAACATAAACTTGACTTTGTCAAGAAAGTGTGGTATACTATACGAAGTATAGTAATTCAAAATTTAGCAGCAAAAGGTGTTAGAAGGTAGTAGTAAACATTTCGACAATTCCGTCGGTTTGTTATTTTTATAGGAGATGTGTATGTCGCAACACGCTATATTCACGCACTATATGTGTGTGAGGTGTAATTTCCCACGCATTACTCAGGGTCGCTATGACCATCAAACCAAACACGGCTTAAAGCACACATGTCCCGCTTGCGGTGACATCGAAGCTACTCATCAGCTAAAGATGAAGCAAAGCCGAGTTATTCCCATCAACAAGTCAACTCCGACATATATCCACAGTTGGGAACTTTTATCTCAACTCAACCCAAAGAGGACAACATGACTCTACACATTACACGAGCAGACCGCAAACGCAAAAGCCTGATCGCTGAAGCAGAAGCTCAGTCTATACAGCAACTCATTAAGACAACGCCGACTATCGAGGAAAAGCGGGAATTAGTGGTAAAACACAACCCATACTTTTATATCTTCGGTTTGCACTTGGACTGGCGTAACCCCTACGAAGAAAGCGAGGACGACTGTGGCAAATGACGGCTATCTGACTATGAAGCGGATCATGGACGAGAAGCTAGAGAAGTGGAAGCGTGAACACTATGTCCACAACTGGACAGGGTTTGAGCAACTTCATGCTTTCGGGGCATACAAAGATGGGTTCATTGAAGGGTTCTGTGCAAGGTTCTTCGAGGAACAAAACGACAAAGGAGTCGAATAGTTATGAAAGACTTTTTAGTAGGTATCAATAGCTGGATTTTAGGCGGATTGTTTGCAGGCTTGGTTGCAGTAGGTCTGTATGCAGTATGTAGTTTTGTTAGTGATTTATTTAACCTTTGGGAAGGAGATGAGTAGTGGGATATATGAAGAAAATGTGGGCGGAAATGTTGCTTGAACCACCTGAGCAACCACCAATGGTCGAGGTTATCTATTCTCAAGCAATAGATGAGGCGATCGACTGTCTGGAGACCACTCAATTAAAAGGTGTTTACACCGACCACAGACTTGCTCTCGCTTGGCAAGCCCTGCGGATTCTTAAAAAAGCGAAGGAGAAAGCAAATGAATTATCCGAGTAAAGAGTTAGTTAAAAACATCAGTCCTGTGCCTCGCACACTTAGCCAAGCTAATCGTGACGCTAAGTATGCCTGTGCGGTTATTAGTTTTAATACTGATACCAAGCTGGCATGGGCATTTTTCGTAGATGCGGTGATTGGGTTCGTCGTGACTGCCTGTGTCATATCACCATTCGCAATCGGCTTTTGGTTGTGGATAAACAAATAAGGAGAAGCAAATGTATAAACATAGCGGATACAACAGTGCTCGCATTCCGTCGTTCAATGATTACAACGAAGCGAAAGCTCATTACGAAGCGGTAATACCTATTCGTGGTCGTCAGCCTGAGATAAGACCATTGGGCAAAAACCGTCGTTTCACATGGTATGAGATTGTCAAGAATAGGATAGCCATTGATGGCGGCGTGGACAACCCACTTGGCACATTTGCAGATAGCTATGCCTGTCGTTTGTATAACACTAACTGTGTGGAGTTTTTTCCTGATGGGAAAATTGCGATTCGTGTCAATGGGTGGAAAAACCCAACTACTATGGGCTTTCTAACTTTCAGTCTAGCTCAGTTCGGATCGGTCATTTCTGCCTCGGGCAAATGGTATTTCCAAAACAAAAAAGGTTTGGATTATGCGTTGCCGACTAGCAAAAATGACGCATTGATTATCGAGCAAAACGAAGATGGATATTTTTATCCAGCAATGGATAGGGTCGTGCCCGAGTATAAGCACATCATAAAACGCAAAGAGCTTGGTCGCATCAAACGCTGTTATACACAGTTTATAGATTACGCAAGAACCATGTTTGGCATAGACGACGCAGTCGAGACCATCAATTACAAAGACATTGGGTTTGGGTCAATGCGGTTGATGGGCAATGGTCATTGGAGTTCGGACGCAGCAGAAAATCGTAGTCATCTGTTGCAGAAAATAATGCAGGCACAGACTAACAACGACTTAGACCTCATGTTTAAGTTAGCTTGCTATTGTGGCTATGCGTTCGGTAATTATTCATACATGGGCAAGCAAAGGTGTAGTTCTAAGCAGTTCGAAGAAGGCTTTGCAAATGTATTGAAGTTTGAACACAAAGATTTAGTGTTCGAGAAGGTGGAGCAACCAGTTGGCAAAGCGTTCATTGATCGCAATGCTAAGTTTGTGCAGTAAAACAATTCGACAATCCTGTCGGAATGTTAATTTTAATTAAGAGGAAAACGAAATGTCTGAAATATTATTAAACCGTGTTGTGACTTTGAAAGAAGCAGAAGAAACTATCCTAGCTTGTGGTTCTCAAGCAACCTTTCACCTTATGGGTGAGCCAGGTGTAGGCAAAACGAGTATGTTTAAGCACCTAGTGGAACGCACAGGGTTCAAAGGTATCTACATTGATGTGCCTAATGTAGAGCTAGGCGAACTAGGTATTCCTATTCCTAATCACGAAACCAAAACCACAACGCTTTACCCTAATTCTCAATGGGGTTTTCACACAGGTGAGCCATTGGTTATCTTTGCCGACGAGTTTACAAAAGGACATCAGTCTGTAAAGAATATGTTGCATCCAATGCTTAACAGCCCACGGCAGATTATGGGTATCCCATTACACAAGGATACGATAGTCGTTACGGCAGGTAATTACACTACCGACGGAGTAGGCGACAACATGATGGCTCACTCTCGCAATCGCATTAGTGTTATGAATGTGAAGAAGCCTCATGCTGGATTTAACATTGATGGTTCGATTGACCCTGACTCTTGGGGTGAGTGGGCGATTCACAACGAGATAGCCCCTGAGGTTCTTGCGTGGGTAAAAGAAACACCGCAAGCTCTTGCGTCGTATCTTGATGCGGGTCAAGCGGGCAATAAGTATATCTTTAACCCTAAGGAAGTTCAGAAGTCGTTTGTCTCTCCTCGTTCTTTAGAAAGAGCTAGCAACATTATTAAGAAGCGGGCATTGACTACGGAGAACGCAGTCATCTGTGCATTGGAAGGCACGATTGGTGCACCAGCAGCACGAGATTTGATGGCTTATGTTGCCGTTGCCGACAGTTTACCAACATGGGAAGAGATTTGCAAAGACCCTGAGAAAGCAGTAGTTCCTAATAGTCCTGCGGCTTTGTGCTTGCTTGCGTTTAGTGCTGTGCAAAAGATTGACCGCAACACTATCTCTAAGTTCTTTACTTATCTCAAACGCACACCAAAAGAATTGCAGTCGGTGTTCTGCTTGACAGGTATGAAAGACGACGAGAAGAAGAAGTTGTTTTTCACAAGCCAAGCCTTTGTGGATTGGATGTCCGCTAATCAGTATTTATTCTAAGGAGTATGTATGTTAATTGTTTATGTATTAGTCGCATTCCTTTTTAAGGAAGCAGATGTATCTGCGGGTTGGTGGGTAGCCTTTTGGTCTACTCTTGTTATTGATTTTATTAGGAGTGTAACGAAATGAATGCAAATGAACGCAAGGCTATGATTAAAAAAGCCACGCAAATAAAAAGCAAGATAAGTGATTTGCTATGCGAAGCCGACATAGAAGTGGGTTTAGCTTTGACTGTGCTAGTCGCTATGGCAGTGCAGTGTGCTTTAGATCAAGCACAGATGGAACCGCAGGACTTCATACATAGTGTGGTCGGTGGTGTCTGCAAAGCAATCGAAGCTAAGCAAATGGAAGATATGGAAGACGACGAGGAAGGAGAAGAAAATGTCAAAACTTACGGCAGAACAACGCATTGAACGCATGCATGTGCAACTTATGAAGCACAAGAACTTTGCATTGTTCTCAGGCTTATTCATGATTGGCAAGGTCGAAGTCAAAGACGACACCTCAAGTGGCACAGCCCAAACCAACGGGCTTGATGTCATCTATGACAGGGCATTCGTCGATAGACTCAACGACAAGCAACTCGCCTTTCTGATACTGCACGAGAATATGCACAAGGCTTATCGTCATCTGATTGTGTGGCAAAAGCTATACAAGGAGAACGCACACCTTGCGAATGTGGCTTGCGACTATGTCATCAACTTGCAGATCAATGACTATGACTCGCATGGTCAGTTCACCGAGATGCCGACTGATGAGGAAGGCAACATCATGGGTTGCATTGATGAGAAGTATCGTGGCATGGATGCGGCTCAAGTCTACGCTGATCTAGTGCAGAAGTATGGCAAGGACTACGGCAAGGGCGTAAAGATTCTTGTTGCTGGTAACGGTCATTCTTCTGATGATGGGGGCGACGGCGGTGAACAAAACGACGATGGTGTCGAAAAGTTACCGCAAGGCTTTGATGAGCATGATTGGGAAGGGGCACAAGAAAGCACACAGGAAGAGCAAGATGCACACGCAAGAGAAATAGAGTCTGCGTTGCGTCAAGGTTCTATTCTCGTGGGCAAGATGGGCGGTAATGTAGAACGCTCTATCAGCGAAATGCTTGTGCCTAAAATAGATTGGAAAGAAGCATTGCGTGATTTTGTTAAGTCCGTCACACAAGGAAAGGATAAGACAAGCTGGCGTCGCCTTCACAAAAGGTATATTGCTTCCGACCTTATTATGCCGAGCAGTTATTCTGAAAATGTGGGTGGCATCATCATTGGCATAGATACATCAGGCTCTATCGGGACTGAGGAATTGACGCAGTTTCTATCCGAGGTGAAATCCATCTGCGAAGAAGTTAATCCCGAGCAGATTGATATTCTGTATTGGGATACGGCTGTTGCTTCTCGAGAAACATATAACAATAGCCAGCTTTCAGGATTGGTCGAATCTACTAAACCAGCAGGCGGTGGCGGCACTAACCCTGTGTGCGTGCCCAAGTATATTGCTAAAAACAATATGAAAGCCGAGTGCTTGTTGTTCCTGACTGATGGCTACATAGGACAGCAAAGCCCAAGCGACTACGCAAGTTTAGGTAGCATGCCTGTGTTGTGGTGCGTAAAGGGGAATCGAGGTTTCGATTCTGTTGTTGGTAAAACCGTTCATGTGGAGTAAGAAATGACAAAAGTAAATGTATCAATTAACCCCGAGACTATGGCGGCTTTGAAAAAGTTGCAGGTGAGCTTATCTGGTGAGCTAGGCTTCCGCCCATCGTATTCTCAAGTAATACAACACATTTTGAAGTTAAATGAAGTCCCTGTAAAACAAACCGACAATGGTGTCGAAATGTTAACCAACGAAGGAGATGGAAATGAGTAATGAAATTAGTATTGCTTCATCGGCTATGCTTGTCGAGCTATCTATTAGTTCTTGGACTGCACGCAAGCTAGACAAGAAAGTCTCGGCAGAAGTAGATGTAGCTAAGAACACCAAAGTCTCAGCCGTCAATGTCAATAAGAATTTGATGGCAGGCACAGGTGTGCTGGATAAGATCATCAAGTATGCGGCTGGTGCTCGTGCATGGCATCTTTCGCAGACGCTTCCGTGGTCTGACAATGGCTCTCGTCTTTTGCCTATGAGCAACTTCATGAATTACAAAGAGCAACTCAATGTAATGGAAGATAACTACAACGCATTAGTCGACAAGTTCATTGACTCTTATCCTGACTTGGTATCGGCGGCGGCTTTCCAACTTGGTGACCTATTCGACAGAAACGAATATCCTGATGCGGGTTCATTGCGGGGTAGATTTAAGTTTAACTATTCCTTCTTCCCTGTCCCCAACGCAGGGGATTTCCGTATCGACATCAACGAGGAAGCCAAAGCCGACATCATTGCGAACTGCAATAAGGCACACCAAGATCGCCTCAACAACGCAATGCGTGATGCGTGGGAAAGGCTTAAGGATTGC